GTTGTAGCATTAGCATTAAACGTAACCGGAGGATAAGATGGCAAAACTACTTAAAAATATAAGCCTAGAAGAGCGATTGCTCCCAACCATAAAAGCTATTGTTGAACCTATCGCACAAGGCCAGACAACCTCAGTAGCCTTTAATCCAACCTACGAACAGGGCGGACAGTTACCTAAGCCATTCAAACCTGAAATCATACAAGGAAGCGCAGTACTACAGAACTTAATAACTCCAGTAGAGCAAGGTGAAAGTGTACTCAAAATACAACCAGCAACAAAGGAACCAATAACAGCACTGCTAAAGACAAACATAGTATTGGCAAATCAAGTTGTACCTGAGGAATACAAAATAATAAACCAGCTATCAGCGTTGAGCAGGCAGACATCAGTGGTGAATATCAATTTCACAGATAAGGTATCTCTAGAGGATAGAATAAGGCAATCAAACCTAGGTACAACGGTTAGTTTGCCGTCATTCTTTTTATCTGACGTGTATACTGATTATATAAAGGTAATACCATTTGATCCAGTAATTGTTCAAGGAGAAACAACACAGCTGCCATTTACCTTTGGACCAATACAGGGTTCGACTACACCACAGTCGTTTGCCTTTGCACCAATACAAGGAGAAACTACACAACTGCCGTTTACATATCTGCCAGCACAAGGAATCGTTATGCAGAATAGCTTGGAGCAGTCATTTGTACAAATACCAAACTTTGCTTTCCAGCCACAGTTAGGTGGTACAACACCGCTACTACCGCTTCAAGATATATCAGGGCTGCAGGGCATTATAACACAAAATAATCAGCAGCAATCGTTCATTCAGATAACAAACTTCACCTTTCAGCCAGTACAAGGGGAAACGGTACCAAATACTGCAATTATTACACCACCTAAAGAAGGTCTAGATCCGGTTGAATTCAATCCAGCGATAAATCAAGGTGGTAATGTCCCGATCAAGTTTGCTGTACCGTTAATCGAAAATCAAGCAGGAGATAAAGGATACGAATACATCTCAGGCTTTTTCCTCGGAGCTCCTCCATTGATATTTAAGACACAAGGGAAAACTCCAGAAATATTATTATACGAAGTTGATAGAGCAGCATCAAGACTTACACCTTTATTGAAGCATGGCGGAGCAGTAATACCGCCGGTTGATGCTGCAGTTGAGATAGGTGGAAATAGTCCAAGATATCCTCTGCAAACTGGTACAAACCTACCAAATCAGGGGCTAGGACCGATAACCGCAAACCCAGTTGAAGCCAGCGCACAATATAGTGTAGAAAAAGGCCAATTACCTAAAATAGATAATTCAGTAGAGACCTACGTAAATTATAAAAACCAACTTCAATTTAACGTAGACGGTACCACTACGGTTGAAGAAAGCACACTAACACCAGTCAGACTATTAGCAACACCGGACCCAGCAGCAGCATTCACATATCAGGGAGTAGTTAATTTTGTAGCAGAAAGACTGAATAGAAGAGGCTCCAACCAGTCGAGTGGAGTTGATGGCGCTGGGAACGAGTATAGTCTAGCGGCAAGTGGGATTAGATCCTATGAAGAGATTGCACGAGTTGCTAATGATCCCACAGATCAGCAAGCAAACCCAATGCGTAAATTACAGTTGGATGCCGAAGCAAAGTATGGAATTACAAATGAAAATGGAGATGCACTTAACAGAACAGTTCAAGCAACATCAGACGATACGGTTATGCTCAAATTCACAAGCCTCAGAGATGGCATCTCTTTGCAGTTTAGGAGTTTCCTAAAAAGTTTTAATGAAAGCTTCAATGCAAGCTACGAAGATGTGTCGTACATAGGCAGACCTGATAAATTAAAGCTGTACACAGGAAACTCTAGAGGAGGTTCTTTGGGATTTATGGTAATAGCAATGAGTGAAGGAGAGATGCAGATAATGCATACAAAGCTTGATAGACTGGCTCAAATTGTGTATAGTGCTAAGTATGGTAGTAGTGGTTTATACTACGAAGCACCATTCATCAACCTAACAGTGGGGGACTATTTCAAGAATATGCCAGTTAATATATCGAGTCTTAAATATGACATGAATCCTACAGAGTATCCGTGGGAAACAAATTATAACGGAAATATATTCCAAGGACCTATGATGTTTGACGTAGCGCTCGAATTTAACGTAATAGGCAAGACAATACCGGTTTATGGTCAAAGATTAATAGACACAGCACAATAATCATGGCAGCGAATAGATATAGTGGAATACCAATAACAAAAAATAGCAATGGAAAGCGAGTAACAACTAGTGTTATTTATCCAACAATTAATGCAAAGATTGGTGATACTTACATTATAACTAAAACCGGAGATTCCTTAGACAGCATTGCATATGAATTTTACGGTGATCAAAACCAGTGGTGGATACTAGCACAAGCAAATGCATTGGGGAAAGGTAGCCTAAAAGTACCACCAGGTATCCAACTAATAATCCCAGCCAACCCAAGTGATTTAAGAGATCAGTTAAATAACGAAAACGCAATATGAGTTACTTTCAAGGTAAAGAGGTACCAAAGGCAGTCGTTGATGAGCTAAGAGCAAGATCGAGACAGCTTGCAAAAGTTGGCTCCGGTGATAGTAGATGGGCTCAAAGCAGGCAAGTGTGGTTTAAATTAACCAGCTTAGCCAGCGTTAATGGTAACACATCAATCAGAAGCCTAAGCAGTAAAGCACCGTTACAAAATATAGGTGGTGGGTATGTAGCAGATACACTTAGACCAAGCGAACCAGCCGTAACAAGCATAAAAGTCACAAAACAAGGTCAGATTGGAACAAGCAGAAAAGTAAACGTAGAGTTGACTTTTTTTACAGACGAGCAGTTAGCTGAATGGGAACCTTATCTATTAGTACCAGGTATATCCCTCAGAGCCGAATGGGGATGGTCTGTTGGAGCAAGCAAAGCAACACCAGAGAGCCCAATATCTGACAGCATTGTTCTAGATAGTCTTGCATCTAATGCAATTTTAGAGAAGGTGAATAACAATCCAAACTACGATGGCATCCAAGGACCGGTAACAAACTTCAGTTATGCAGTTGAGGGCGATTTGTGGAAGGTAACCGTTGAATTTATTGGAGCAGCAACTCAGCTAGCATCACAACCAATTAACGATGCAAACTGTGCTTGTGCTTGTGGCGAAAAGGATGGTGAGGAAGAAGAGACTGATATACAATTGTCAAACCTAGAGCAGAACCTATTAGCAATTAATAGGGCAGGAGATGAGGATAGTAGTGGAGCAACCTTTGCTAAGTTGCTCGCGAGTAATCCTGCACTTAGAGATTTAAACTTCGCATATGTTCGATTTACTGGTATAGATAGATCAGAAAAGGGAGAAGTTGATGATGGTATGATGGAAGGTGTAGAGCGAACTACTGAGGAGGTGTTTATAACACTTGAAGCCTTGACAATATTAATATCAAGAGTTACCGGCACAAAGAAGGATGGAAATTCATTTATCAATGCTGACGGTAGATTCACATTTATTGATCCATCAAACGGCCAGTACATGGTTGTACCAACACTAGACGAAGATATACCAACCATATCAGTCGATCCATATGTGTGCTTACTGCCTGGTCAACACGAAAAGTTGGTTGGAAAAACCAGTCTAGCGAATGAGATTAAAGAGGAAAGAAACTGGTTGCAGGCTATAAATGGATTGAATATTGACACGCTAAAACCTAGAATACTAAAAAGTAACAACACTATCGATGAGTTTTATAATCCCGGCAATAGCGCAGAGGGCTATATAGGTAAAATTCTAGTAAATGTAAAGCATGCATATAAAGTTTACAAAGCAAATGAATCTGGAACGTACTCTGATTTTCTGTTGGCATTATTAAATGACATAAATGATGTGACAGGCAATCTGTGGGAATTTGGTATAATAAACATAACAGATAAGCAAAAAAAAGATGCAAATCCGTATTACGATAATTTACTGACTATCATGGATATGAAAGCCGCAGAAAAGAAAACATTGGTACTGCAGATACGCACAAAACCAGACAGCTATAACAATCCAACCTTTGCACCGATAGCTAGATCGATATCAATAACTAGCAAGCTTACGGATGCAATGAAATCACAAGCGTTATATGGAAATGCTGCAAGAGGAACTAAGGATGTTGGGAATTGTGAAGATAGGTATACTCGGCTGCGTAATATTGGTGGTGGCGTAACTAAGGTGGACAACCAAGGCCGTCCATACACAGAACCTAGCTGCACAAACACATGCGTGAGCAGTGAAAATCCAAATGAAGACTGCGGCAGTTCGAAAGAGAAAGGGTTGAGTCCAAAATCGCAATTCGAAAAAGCAATGGCAAACTTGTATTTCAAAAGAAAAGATGCAAGAGTTGCATCAGCTAAAGAGGCGTACAAGAGTTTTATCGCTACGCTAAACCAAAACCAAACCAAACCAAACCCAGCATGCCCAACAATGGCTTTTCCATTTGAACTGCAACTGACGTTAGATGGTATCGGTGGTTTTGTTTGGGGACAGTATATAACAACAGACAGATTGCCAAACAGATATAAAGCAGGACAGACAGGTAAAGATCAGGTAGTATGGCAAGTAACAACTGTTGAGCATATGATTCAACCAGGCAAGTGGGAAACAAATATTAACACACTTGCAAGATACATCAGCAATGCAACAATAACGATAAACCCAATAAGATAACAATGGCACTGCTTAAAAGAAAACCATATCAAGGAGATCCAAGGCAACAAAGCAACAATGCCAAGTACACAAAAGGTGGAGAGCTTATGCTCAACGGCGAAAATTATATTGGACCATACCACATATATGGCATAGCTAGATTTACAGGAGAGGGGCATGATACATTCTCTCAGATACTTACACCATTTATTGCAAACAAGGATAAGGCTGTGTATATCAACGACACTTCAGCAGACTTTCAACCAAATGCATCAACATTCCTAGATTACTATCAATCACAGCCAAGACAAGAAAACTACGATGCTGGATATTTCTTTAGATACTTTGCGCAGAAGGTAATAGCGCAAGATGCGATTGTTTACGAGATAGCGCAAAGCACGTACGACGACAGGCAGTCTAGGGTAGATTTGGGACTGTATGGTGTGGTAGAGATATCTTGGAAACTAACCGGACCAATACGATCACAAATCGTACGCAACAGAATTGGTCCTGGAGTGTTGCAGGAATCAAAAATAGTAGGTATATTTGACTACAATAGAGAGCAGATCTTAAAAGCAAATACAGTACTGCCGGGATTAGCCACATCAGTTGTTAACTATGTTGAGTTTGCAAGACCAACACCACTTAATCCACAATTTGATGTAGCAACAGGAGATGTTATACTGAACGAAGTTCCAGCACCTATTGTAACAAAGCTAAATCAAGTGTTACGGAGATTATGATATTTATCCACGTTATAAAGCAATCAGACCATATACACGATAAGCACAACAAACCATTATATCTTTACAAGAACGAAGATGGTCTGGGTGGTGAACTGTTACCCTACGAATCCTTTGATTGGGCATCTTTAGTAGGTAAGCAGGTTTATGCAACAGATTCGAGGTATCTAAAGTATTTAGGAGTTGATGTAGGTGCATTCCAAGATGCATCTTTTATGTATTACAACAAGTGGAATACCCAATATGAGTATGAGGAACCATCTCTAAAGCACTTTTATAGAAGGCTATATCCTAATTCTAAGAGGGTCAACTTCCTTCTCCCGCAGTCTCATTGGTTAGATTATTGTGAGTCGATTTATGCCGCGTATAAACCTGTCATAGTGGGGGATTCAAACACATTCTATAAACAGCAGATTGATGTATTCCACACGATAGAGTCCAAGGGAATTATGTACGATGGAAAGCTCGAATATAGTCGGTATAATTTCTTTACAGCAACAGGAAGACCTAGCAACGCATACGGTGGTACAAACTTCGCAGCATTCAGCAAGAAGGATGGTTCACGAGATTTAGTACGATCTAGATATGAGAATGGATTGCTTATTGAGGTTGATTTTGAGTCATACCATCCAAGACTTATTGCTGAGTTAGTTAACTATGAATTTCCGAAAAATAAGAGTGTGTACCGTTACCTAGCAGAGCATTACTTTAAAACAGATGCACCAACGGACGAACAAGTCAAAGCAGCAAAGACAAGAACTTTCTACAAACTATACAGCGCAGATGAGGATACATCCATTCCATATTTCAAAGCAATAACGGAATATGTGTCGGGTATGTGGAAGTCGTATGAAGATGATGGATATGTGAAAGCACCTATATCAGGCAGACTACTTTATAGAGAAAACTATCCACAGATAATAACAAAGCAGACACTATTTAACTATCTTATACAGCTTACGGAAACAGAGAGGAATACAAAGGAGCTGGCAAAGCTAACTATTTTGGATAAGATAGTGCTTTATACTTATGATGCAATACTCCTAGATGTCCAGCCTGAGAAGGTTGAAAGTACGTTACTAGCAATAGCACAGGAGCTGCATTCAGAAAAGTATCCAGTTAAGATTAAAGTCGGACCTACTTATGCAAAACTAGCTGTTTGGGAGAATACGGGAATATTTATGTAAAAAGAGAATGACGAAGACGACTTTATTATGCACGTTTCTAAGCGAGAATGCAGTAATCGAGAGTGTGGGTGAGCTTAGAAGGACATATGGTCAGCAAGTACAAGAGATTGAATTATACAGATTCACCGAAACACCCCAGAACTACATATGTGTATTTAACACCATGGTAAGATTACCAACTTTACCAAACACCATAACTGTCAACAAGAAGAGGCAGACAACAACTTTTTATACAATTAATGCACTCAACACGTTGATTATTTCATTAAATGGTGGTATATTAGATAAAACATACACAGTCGATTGGAGCAACTACGAACATACACTAATATTGGCAGACAGGGGAGCTGGCTGTCGATTTGTAAAAATAGAGTATGTGCCTGTTGCATAATTGAAAAACAAGTAGTATATTTAAGTTATAAACAATTAAACCGTTATATCTATGGCAATTAATCTAGACGCAATCCAAAAGAGATTGCAAGAAATGCAACAATCCGCTAAAGGCGGAGGTAACACTGGCAACAAAGATTTGCAGTGGAAACCACCAGTAGGGAAATCACAAGTACGTATCGTACCCTACTCACACAACAAAGACAATCCGTTTATGGAGCTGTACTTCCATTATGAGATTGGAAAGCGTACATACTTATCACCAAACTCTTTTGGTCGTCCTGATCCAATTGCTGAGTTTGCTGAGAAGCTAAAACGTACTGGCGATAAGGAGGATTGGAAATTGAGCCGTAAGATCGCACCAAAGTTCCGTGTTTATGCACCAGTAATCGTACGTGGTGAGGAGTCTGAAGGAGTTAAGTTCTGGGGGTTTGGTAAAACTATCTACCAAGATCTTATGGGCTTCCTAGTCGATCCAGACTACGGTGATATCACCGATCTAATGAACGGACGAGACATTACAGTGGAGCACATTCCAGCTGACAAAGATGGAGGCTTTCCTAACTATTCAATTCGAGTGAAACCTAACACAACTCCAGCCACAGAGGATAAAGCAATTGCTAATCTTATTGTTAATGAGCAAAAGGAGATCACTGCATTGTTTGAAGAGCCAACCTACCAAGAGCTTGAGACAGCGTTGCAGAACTGGCTACAACCAAGCTCAGGTGATGAAGGTAAAGTGAAAGCTGGTACACCAATCAGCAATGCACCTAAGGCAAATACCGTGTCTGATGTAAAGAGTGCATTCGACAACTTGTTTGGTAACGAAATCAGTGATGCACCCTTTTGATCATGGCAAAAAAGCAAGTTACAGAGATAGCCGGCAGGGACGAACTAGCTTCATCCCTAGCTGAAGGACTAAACAAAAAGTTTAAGGACTTTAAGGCTGTGTACTTTTTGGACAACACCGAAGAGACACCAACTGATCTGACCGAATGGGTATCCACCGGATCAAGCACCTTGGACCTTGCAATTGCAAACAGACCTAATGGCGGTTTGCCAGTAGGCAGGATTGCAGAGTTTACAGGACTTGAAGCAGCTGGTAAGAGCCTGATCATGGCACACCTACTAGCCAATACCCAGAAGAAAGGAGGACTTGCTGTATATATTGATACCGAAAATGCCCTGAGTGAGGAATTCCTCAGGGCAATCGGTGTTGATGTCGCTAACATGCTCTACATACCTCTGGAAACAATTGAAGATATCTTCGAAGCAATCGAGAATATCATCGAATCAATTCGTAAGTCATCTAAGGATAGATTGGTAACCATTGTGGTCGATTCAGTAGCAGCAGCGACAACTAAAGTTGAGTTGGAAGCAGATTATGATAAGGATGGCTGGGCAACAACTAAAGCAATCCTTATGAGTAAGGCAATGCGTAAGATCACAAACATGATTGGCAAGCAACGAATTGTTCTAGCGTTTACAAACCAGCTAAGGGAAAAGATGGGTGTGATGTTTGGCGATAAGTACACAACGAGCGGGGGTAAGGCTTTAGGGTTCCATGCATCAGTCAGAGTTCGCTTACAGTCTGTTGGTAAACTAAAAGCCAAGATCGGATCAAAAGAAATCATCGTTGGTGTTGAAACCGAAGCAACCGTAACTAAAAATCGACTAGGACCTCCGTATAAAAAAGCTAAGTTCGAAATTTACTTCGACTCAGGTATCAACGACTTGGGTAGCTGGTTTACCTTGCTCAAGGAGTATGGAGTGCTTAGTGGAACAGGTGCATGGTACACTTTGGTACGTGAAGATACAGGCGAAGAAATCAAGTTTCAGTCTAAGGATTGGATAGCCAAATTAGAAGCTGATCAGGATTTAAAGAATTATGCATACGATAAGATGTGTAGCGTCATGATCTCAAAGTATAGGCATACAGAGCAATCAAGTGAAATTGAAGTAGATAGTACCGATGTAATAGGTTTCGATGAGTAGTAGATACCTTAAGCTCTGGGAGGAGTTAAAAAAAGAACCAATCAAGATAGTTAATAGGAACTCCAGAGTGCTAATTGTTGATGGCCTTAATACGTTTATTAGGTCATATGCAGCAAGTCCGGTTACAAATGATGATGGACTGCACGTAGGTGGTATATCGGGAACAATCCTGTCAATTGGTCATGCGATCAAGACAGTCGATGCAACAAGAGTAGTAGTTGTGTTTGATGGTAAGAATGGTTCGAAGCAAAGACGAGACTTCTTTCCAGAGTACAAGGCATCTCGTAAGTTTAAGATTAGGCTTAACAGATCAGAGGAGTTAGAGGAAGGAGAGGATTCCCAAAAACGACAACTACTACGATTAGTCGAGTACCTTGAGCAAATGCCGATTGATATTGTTACAATCGAAGGCGCAGAGGCAGATGATGTCATTGCATATATGGTGCAGGAAGTCTTCAAGGAGCAGTGCTACATTATGTCATCAGATAAGGACTTTCTGCAGCTTATAAACGAAAGAGTCCAGGTATGGAGTCCTACAAAAAAGAAACTGTACTATGCATCCGATGTATTAGACGAGTACGGCATCACACCTCAGAACTTTGTACTACATAGGGCAGTTGCAGGAGATGCCTCAGACAACATACCTGGAGTAGATGGTGTAGGCTTAAAAACACTACTGAAGTTGTATCCGAATCTAGGTGGCGAAGAGAGATTGTCAGTAAAGCAGATCATCGAGGAAGCAAAACAGCAACCTAAGAGTAAGAAGTATATGGCCATTGCAGAATCGGAGAGTATATTAGAAAGAAACCTTATATTAATGTCGTTACAGGATGTCAACATTTCAGCAACCAAAAAACTTTCAATCATAAGTCAGCTGGATAGGACTAATCGATTATCAAAGATGAAACTCCAATCGCTATTCTTCCAAGATCGAATGTCCGGTGTTATAAGAAATTTCGATGTGTGGGCAAAGGAGACGCTATATAAACTCGATATATTTTTGCTAGGTAAGTAAAAATTAGGTATAGTAGGTTATGAGCGATACATTTCAACATTACGGAACATCCTTTCAAAATAAGGTAATAGCAGCACTAATGTCCGATCGGATATTTCTGCAACAAATACACGACATCCTAGAGCCGAACTACTTTAGCTCTGATGGAGCAAAGTGGTTAGTAGGGCAGGTACTTGAGTACTTTGCAAAGTACAAAGCACCACCAACCTTAGATGTGTTTAAGATTAGCCTAGATGCTGTAGAATCGGATCTTTTGAAGACAACGGTTAAGCAAGCCTTAAAGGAAGTACTAACACATCTCAGTGGTGCGGACCAAAGTTATGTCAAAGATCAGACAATCAACTTTTGTAAAAACCAGAAGCTTAAGCAGGCAATTTTAGACTCCGTAGAAATGCTCAAGGTATCAAATTACGATGGTATAAAACTGCGTATTGATGATGCAATGAAAGCAGGTACAGATAGAAATATTGGACATGAGTACGCTGATCATATCGAACAGAGGTTTGCACAAGCAACCAGAAAGACATCACCAACCCCATGGGAACCTATTAACGATATTACAGATGGTGGTATAGGAGCAGGTGAGTTGGCGGTATTTGTAGCACCAGCTGGTATTGGCAAATCAATGGCATTGGTGAACGTAGCAGCGCATGCTGTAAAGGAGGGTAAGACAGTATTTTACTATACACTTGAACTTAATGAAGCATACGTAGGTGCTAGATTTGATTCTTTTTACACAGGAGTGCCATCCAGCGAGCTAAAGCACCACAAAGAAGAGGTAGAAAAGTGTGTAAGGAACCTACCAGGTAAGTTGGTTGTTAAATACTATCCTACAAAAACAGCAACAATTAACACAATCACAGCACACCTAGAAAAGTCAGCAATGCAGGGATATAAACCTGATATGGTGATTCTTGACTATGCCGATCTATTGAGAGACGTGTCAAGCAAATCATCAGCACGACATGACCAGGTTTTGGGAAATATTTATGAGGACTTACGCGGTGTTGCAGGCATCTACCAGATACCTATATATACAGCTTCACAGGCTAACAGATCCGCTCTCGAACAAGAAATCATTGAGGCCGACAAGATCGCAGAATCATACAGTAAGGTAATGATCGCCGACTTTGTTGTTTCCTTATCTAGAAAAGTTGAAGACAAGATCTCGGGTACTGGAAGGTGGCATGTTATAAAGAATCGATTTGGACCTGATGGTATAACCTTTCCTAGTAAAATGAATATGGCAGTGTGTAAAATAAATATATTTGAACCAACCAGCCAAGAAGGCACACAAGTCAATAATACTATGAAAAAAGGGGAAGAGGTAGTACGCCAGGCATTATCAGCAAAATTCAATGAGCTTATTAGCAAAGAATAGTTTAACACAAAATTAACAAATTATGAACAAATCTACACAAATACTTAGTGATATCACTATCTTCATGAAGTATGCAAAGTACATCCCCGAATTACAACGAAGAGAGACCTGGACGGAGCTTGTTGATAGAAATAAGGCTATGCACATTAAGAAGTTTCCACAACTAGCCGAAGAGATTGAAGAGACTTACAAACACGTCTACGATAAAAAAATACTACCATCGATGCGTAGTATGCAGTTTGCAGGTAAGCCAGTTGAGATTAATCCAGCTCGTATTTATAACTGTGCATATCTTCCCATCGACGATTGGAGAGCTTTTGGTGAAGTAATGTTTCTATTGCTAGGCGGCACTGGAGTTGGGTACTCTGTACAAAAACACCACATCGAAAAGTTATCAGAAATAAGACTACCAAACACAAATCGCAAAAAGAGATTCCTAGTAAATGACAGCATTGAAGGTTGGGCTGATGCAGTTAAGATGTTAGTAAAATCTTACTACACAGGAGCTCCTGTAGTCAACTTCGACTTCTCAGACATTCGACCAAAGGGAGCAAGATTAGTAACATCTGGAGGTAAAGCTCCAGGACCACAACCATTGAAAGAGTGTTTGATTAAAATTGATGGTATCTTATCAAGTAAGCAAAATGGAGAAAAGCTAAGCTCAATTGAAGTGCACGATATTGTATGTCACATTGCAGATGCAGTATTGGCTGGAGGTATTCGCAGAGCAGCCCTTATCTCACTATTCAGCGCAGACGACGACGATATGATTGCATGTAAGTCTGGAAACTGGTGGGAAGGAAATGCACAAAGAGGCAGAGCTAATAACTCAGCAGTATTATTACGCCACAAGATCACAGAGCAGTTTTTCTTTGATTTATGGAAACGTATTGAGTTAAGTGGTGCTGGAGAGCCTGGCATCTATTTAACCAACGACAAAGATTGGGGAACCAACCCATGCTGCGAGATTGCACTAAGACCGTATCAGTTTTGCAATCTTTGCGAAGTGAACGTATCCGACATAACATCTCAGGAAGACCTCAATGCTAGAGTTAAAGCAGCTGCCTTCATTGGTACACTCCAAGCTGGTTATACAGACTTTCACTATCTTAGAGATGTATGGAGAAGAACAACTGAAAAAGATGCACTAATCGGTGTATCGATGACTGGTATCGGATCAGGTACAGTACTTGGGTATAGTATGAAAGAGGCTGCTGACCTTGTAAAAGCGGAGAACGAAAGAGTTGCTGGTATTATAGGTATCAACAAATCAGCAAGAACGACCACAGTAAAACCAGCTGGCTGCCAAATCCCAAGCACCGTTATACGTACAGACAGAGGTGATTTGAGTTTGCACGACATATTCGAGCTAAATGGAGTAAACCTCGAGAATCATTTAGACGACTACAGAGAGTGGTTTCCTGTTACCACAGAGATAAGGGTATATGATGAGAATGGAGAGGAAAATAAGATAACCAAGCTTTTTGTGAATGGCTTCGAAGAAACGGTTAAGTTCACGATGGAAGATGGTTCAGTAATCGAATGTACCCCCAATCATAGATTTATGATGAAAGACGGCTCCTGGAAGCAGGCCATTGACATTACAGAAGAAGACGAATGGGCAGTGGTGTAATTTTCGAAAAAGATTTATGCGGTTTTGCGGTGTGCCCGACTATTTATAATAAAATAGAACTTATGGCATCGGTAAAACAGGCATGGATTAGAAAGTATGGAGAGGAAGAGGGTCTCCGTAGGTGGAAGGAGTTGAACAAGGGTAAGGGTACTTTGGAGCGGTATACTGCTAAGTATGGAGAGGCTGAGGGTACTAGGCTTTATCTAGAAAAAAACAAAAAACTATCGATATCTGAGGATTCCCTGAGAGCTAACGGAAAGACGGAGGATGAGATTAAAGAGATTCGTGCTAGACATGCAGAGAAGAGTAAGCAAACCCTAGAAAATATGATAGTTCGGTACGGAGAAGTGGAAGGTAAAAAAAGGTATGCAGCTTACAGAGATAAGAACAGGAGGACATCGAATCGTACTTTGGACTATTGGCTTAGTAGATGTGGTGGAGATGTTAATAAAGCGAAAGCGGCATTAGCGTGTTGGCAACGCAGGGATGTTAAGTGGTTTGTTGCTCGATATGGTGAGGTGGAAGGATTGGAGCGTTTTGAGGAAACTAACAGAAAAAAAGGAAGAACACTTCAAAATTATGTAGAAAGATATGGAGCTGTTGAAGGTAAGAGGAGGTTTGTAGAGGCATGTCGAAGCTGGAAAAAGGGTCAACACGGAATTTTCAATTCCAAGGGGCAGGTAGAAGTGGAGCAGTTTTTACAACAACACTTCAACGACGTCAGAGGCTATAGGTGTGAAACGGGTTTCATTCTTACGGAGCAGGAAAAAGCACAGTTTCTGAATCAAAATACGGTATATCCAGACATTGTAGTGAATGGTAAGTATATAGTAGAGTATGATGGAGATTACTGGCATGCGAACAGTGAAATATTTCCCGACGATGACACAGTAATTGGACGTATTCAGCAGACAGCGGGGTATATACGGGAGAGGGATAGAAAAAAAGATCGCTTCTTCGAACAAAGAGGTTACACAACCATCAGAGTATGGGACTCAGATTGGCAAACGAATAAAGAATTAGTAAAACAACAACTATTAAACACTATAAAATGAGAATAACAAAAAAAGAACTAACACAGGCTTTTACCGTGGATATTGAAGTAGAAAACAACCCAGTGTATCAGATGAAAAATAAAACAATATCACACAATACGACATCTTTAACACTAGGCACTTCCTCGGGAATTCATGCATGGCACAATGACTACTATATTCGTAGAATTCGTGTAGGTAAGAATGAAGCTATCTACAGCTACCTATTAGAAAACCATCCCGAGCTTATTGAAGATGAGTACTTTAGACCACATGATACTGCAGTAATCTCTGTACCACAAAAAGCTCCAGAAGGTGCAATCCTAAGAACAGAATCAGCAATTGAACTACTTGAAAGAGTGAAAAAGGTGCACAAGGAGTGGATTAAACCAGGTCACAGATCGGGTCAGAATACTCACAACGTATCGGCTACTGTATCAATCAAGCCAGAGGAGTGGGAAGAAATCGGTTGGTGGATGTGGGGTAATCGCAAAAGCTATAATGGATTGTCTGTATTGCCTTTCAGCGATCACACATATATACAAAGTCCGTTCGAGGACTGCACAGAAGAAAAGTACCATGAGATGATGAAGTCGTTGGCTACTATTAATCTAGCTAGAGTAGTTGAGTTAGATGATAACACAGAGTTAAAAGAAAATCTGGCTTGCAGCGGAAACTCTTGTGAAATTTCATAACAAAGTGCGAGATTCAATAACTAAAGACTGGATATTTCAGCAGTATATAAAGGAGCTCCTAAACAGGGGCTCCTCTACTGCTGATTATTATGAAGAGGATGGTAAAAGAGTGTTTACCGCAGATTACCATAAGAAGCGAGGACATTGCTGTGGATCAGGATGCAGACATTGTCCGTATAATCCAAGGCACGTTAAAGGAACAACAGACTATTTATAGCTATGAATATAGATCAAATTTTAACAGAATGGTGCTACCGATTACCAAAGGGGTATCCTACAGTTGTTAATGGTGTATTTACGAACAAAGAAGAGCTGCGAATCTTGAATCGGATACTACAAGAAAACGGGCTGCCAACTTATGAGCGCAAGCAGAAGCGGTTATTAGAATCACTCACCGAAGAGGATTTTGATAACATTCTTAGCACAGAGACACTCTCCAACCTAGACATAGGAGCGAAAAAGATTGTAGGCAGGGATGTGCAGAAGCTAATTGTTTATGCATCAGGAATATTATCATCCGACAGAAAACAATTACTGCTGCAGATAGCTAACGATCTTAATGGCAAGTATGTATCGAAATACTCATCCGTTGGCGCTGTTGAAGCTAACTTTCAAGGGATGCCCTTCTACGTTTTGCTAAAAGTGCTGGCAGATGATAAAACGAGCGTCAATGTGAAGGAAGGCACACCAACGCTCTTAGCGCAAGTCTCCGATATCGAACCAGCAACACCAGCAACGGCTATTGATTTAGCAAACAAAGTAATAGCCGCAGCAAAAAATAACGATATTGTTGGTGTCGATGAAGGAACACGCGATGAAGTGCTCAAATTCTATACAAACATGGTAAGTAAAGCCGGTGAGAATTCTAAGAACCTAAAACCACTAGTCAGAAAACTCAACGAGAGCATATCACAAGCACTATCCTTCAAGGTGCTGCTAGATACGAATCCAGACTTCGAAATTAATAGAGCATCCTTGTTTAACGATATCCGTCGTGCAGCGCAGCAAATCGTCAAGCTACGAGCAGACAAGTGGTGCCCTGGTGACATTTACTTTGTTAGAAAGGGTTCCGAATCGACGATCCAAGCAACAATACAAGAAGCGCTTAGTCGTGATAATGCGGAAGAGGCAATTACACTTCTAAATAGTCAGTTTTCTACAATTGAGGACTTTGATCAAAAGATTCAAGATGATCATAATATAGTAGCTGTATCCTTAAAAGAATCGAAAGCGCAAGGAGGTAAACTGAAATCGGCATTCAAGAGATACGAAGGTACCCCAGAGGAATATAATATTACAGATGTAGAGTTTGATTACGATGAGTCTGATCTCAGAGCTGGTATAGAACTAATTAGGGATATGCTAAATAAATATATCGCAGCAGATAGTGATACGGACTACATATATGTTGAATCTGCTATCGATCAAATAAAGGATAAGAAGACATTGCGTGGTAAGTATGCAGCATACAAGGCAATGGAATATATAATGAAACATGTCGCTAAGGTTGGTGATAATTTGGATGATGCCTTTGTTGGATTAGTCGCATATGGTTTTGGTATAATACAGCAGGGTACGGTGTCAATTAATCCACCCTTCCTGAAGCTTGTATCTGATGTATCAGGTAAACCAACTAAGCCACAATATTTTGAACCAGGTCGAACACTAGCGCTGTTAAGTTTAGATGGATCAGATTCCCCAGCTGAGATAGAGATAAGAGATACGGAGAAGTACGCAGGCCTGCAGGTAGTACTAACCCTATTACTTGTTGGAGCGGAAAGCGGTGGAGATGCCAAGAGGATTAAATATGAGATGAATTTCCGATATAATGGTGGTAAGCAAATAACAATTGAACTCGGACCTCCAAAAGAAATAATCTAATAAGGCCTGGTTTAATTTTAGTAGGGACTATTTATATATAAAGAAAAAGAAATGGTACTACTACAAGCAGAATCGTTGGGTGTATTTGAGACATTATCACAGTACGGAGCATTAGGTGTAATCACACTGGGTCTAGGCTCAGCATTGTGGTTTATGTTAAAACGCCAACTACAATCAGAAGATACACTAAAAAATCAAGTTGATGCTCTTCAAAAAGACATGACGGAATACATTCGTGGAGACCAACAACATCTAAAAACTAGTATTGATAATAACACTGAAGCACTTCGTGATCTAAAGGATATTATCTTAGAAGAATCAGCCCCTAAACGTACTACAACTCGTGCTCGTACAACAACTCGTAAAAAATGAAAATAGGTAAAGGTACAGCAATGTTAGGTATCCTAGGTGGGGGCCTGGCTTTAGTTCTAGGCCAATTAGGTACTGTAGGACAAAAACACCACAAAACTG